TTGTAGATTTATTTTAACTTGTAATTTTAAAAATAGAATTATAGATCCTCTACATTCAAGATGTTCTGTTGTAGAATTTAAAATAGATAAAAATGATAAACCTAAACTCGCTTCTAACTTTATGAAGAGAGTTGATCATATTCTTACTTCGGAAAACGTAGAGTACGATAAGAAAGTAGTAGCACAAATGATAATGAATTATTTTCCTGATTGGAGAAGAGTCATTAATGAATTACAACGATATAGTGTTGTAGGTAAAATAGATGTTGGTATACTTTCTAACTTTGGTGATGATAGTGTTAATAAATTGATTGGATTCTTAAAGAATAAACAATTTGAGAATATGAGAAAGTGGGTTGGTGAAAATGAAATAGATACAACTTCATTATTCAGAAAACTTTATGACCTTTCTTCAAAGGTAATGAAGAACACTTCTATACCTCAACTTGCAATTACACTAGCTGATTACCAGTATAAAGCTGCTTTTGTAGCTGATCACGAAATAAACTTAGTTGCATGCTTAACAGAAGTAATGACAGATTGTGAGTTTAAATGAAACCATTTGATTATATAAACGATATTAATTATGGTAAGAAAAATGTAATAGAGAACTCAGACAATCCTGAACTTGCAGAAAGATTATATGTACCATACGTTACAAATAAAACCTTATCATATTTTATAGATTGTATTGGACTAGTAAACGAAGTAAATATTAGACCAAACATGCAAAAAAAACCTCAGTTTGACTTTTTAATAAATACAATACGCCAGAAGAAAAGATTCACAAAGTGGATCAAGAAAGTAGATGATGATAAATTGAATGTTATCATGTCTCATTATGGCTATAGA